AAAACGTCTGTTAAATCAGGTAATTTCCGCGCTACTAAAAAGGGCGCGGGAATGACCGCTAAAGGGGTTAAGGCTTACAGAGCTAAAAATCCCGGAAGCAAGCTCAAGACAGCGGTGACAGGCAAGGTAAAGCCCGGTAGCACAGCAGCTAAACGGCGTAAGTCTTTCTGCGCCCGTTCCGCTGGTCAAATGAAGAAGTTTCCTAAAGCAGCATCAAATCCTAACAGCCGCCTAAGACAGGCCCGCAGACGGTGGAAGTGCTAATGGCTGAAAAAGTAGAAGTAACTTTAGCCAGATTAGAGGAGCGCATCAAAACGCTCTCAGATGAAGTGCGTCATGTCCACAAAGAGGTGTCTGATTTAAAAGCTCAGGCAAACAGGTGGAAAGGCGCGTTTTGGGTTATCATAGGGCTAGGTGGCGCTGTAGGCGCTCTAGCCCATTTATTTATTGGCTGGATGAAATGACAATTTCAAGAGCAAACATGGAGAAGCAAGTGGCTTATGGAAAGAAGAAAAAAGTTAAAAAGATGATTGGTGGCGGTAAATTACTGGGATCAATTAGCCCTCTTGCTGGGGCAATCAGCGGAAAGGGTATGTTTGGTAGGGCATTTGGAAAAGGCTTAAAGAACGTAAGCCCGCTAGCTGCTCTTATGAATGCGGGTAAAAAGAAAAAAGGCTCCGCCGCTCCAGCAGCAGACGCTGCTCCACAAGCTGGTGCAGGTATGGGCGCTGACATGATGCAGGGAATGTCTAAAATGTATGGTGGCGGCGCTATGAAAAAGAAGCGTGATGGCATAGCTATAAAAGGCAAGACTAAGGGGCGTATGTGCTAATGGAAAAGAAGTCTGTAACTGCTCCAAAAGGGTTTCACTGGATGAAGTCCGGAAGCAGCTATAAACTTATGAAAAACCCAAGTGGTGGGTTTAAACCTCACAAGGGCGCTAGTCTAAAAGCTGTTTTTCCTCTTCAAAAGGTCCACAAATGAAACGTAATTACAAAGGCGAATATAAAAATTATCAATCGTCTGACAAACAAAAGAAAAGCCGAGCAAGTAGAAATGCAGCTAGAAGTAAAATGGCTAAGGTGGGCAAAGTGAAAAAAGGCGATGGTAAAGATGTGGCTCATAAAAATGGTAACCCGTCAGACAATCGCCGTTCTAATTTAAAGGTTGTGTCTGCCGCGAAAAATAGATCATTTAGACGCACCTCTACAGCGCGTAAGGTTAACAAGAAATCATAATGGCAAAACAGGTTGGAAATGTACATATCAAACGGAAACGGATACGCCGTCCCGGTAAACATAAGAAAAATGTCAATAAGCGAAACAAGCAAAAAGACTTCTTCGGTTAGGGTGCATTGCAAGCGCTGTGAACGATGTGGTGAAAAATTAAATAGTGTCTTTGTCCACGGGCATGAGCAATGCGTTTCATGTGGACAAGTCGTATATGACTGTTGTCAAGGAGAGGTGTCATGCGAGCAGCAAAAATGATGTGCGCCAACAAGAGCAAGAAGCCCATCGCCATGAAAAAAGGCGGTAATCCAGTGGCAAAGAGCTTAGCAAGCCCTGCTCTAAAGCCAAAGGTTGTAAAGCCAAAAAAAGGTAAGGGTTCTTACTCACGGAAGGGCAAGGCCCTTCCTATGTCTTCTGGCGGCAAAACAAAGTCAAAAGTAAATGAGGCTGGTAACTATACTAAACCGGGAATGAGAAAGCGTATATTTAACAGAATTAAAGCTGGGGGTAAGGGCGGCGCTCCGGGTCAGTGGAGCGCTAGAAAAGCTCAAATGTTAGCGTCAGCTTACAAAAAAGCAGGAGGCGGTTATAAATCTTAATGTAATCATGTTTTGTCTTATTTCTGCTAATCCTGTAGAGGTAAAGGTGACAGTGCATGATACATATAAATGGCTGTCTAGTTGTCATGTAGGTATCACAGAGCATGGGTTTGATAATCCAAATGCCACATGCTTCTGTGTTAGGGAAACAAATGAGGATAATAATGCCACCAAGAAACCATAGGGATTGGGCTAAAAAGCCTAAAGTGGAACATATTAGTTCCTTAATATATTCTGATCACAGCTTATACGAGCAAGAGATCGAAAACATATTTTCAAAAGTGTGGATACCAATGTGCCACATTAGCGAAATGTATAATATGGGCGATTACCGCACTACACAGATTGCCGGAGAAAAGATTTGTGCTGTCAATACAGGGCCTGAAGTAAAAGTTGTTAAAGCGTATGAGGCTGACCAGTATTTAAAGCCGTCAGGAAACATGACAAAAATGCCAAGTGGAATACCCCTTCATAGTGAGGTTAGGCATGGTGGCATGGTATGGGTAACGCTTGATCCAAATCCTTCTCAAAGTGTGGATGAATGGACTGGGGGCGCCTTTGATTGCATTGCAGATGCTATAGATACAGAAGAAATGGAAGTGTTCCATTATCATAAAGCAATTATAGATACTAATTACAAGTTGTGGCACGACACAAACAGTGAATTTTACCACGACTTCATGCATTATTTTAACCGTGTTTCTGGGTTTAACGATGAATATTTTGCCAGAAAAAATATACCGTTTGATAACGGACACGTTAACGTCAGTAGCTTCACAGTTAACTACGAGGAATACGATGGGTTTGAGGATAGAGGAGAGCTTAGTTTCCCTAACCTCCCTCCCAATCAGTGGTATATGGTGGACCTTTTCCCCGGATTTAATTTTAATTTACGCGGCAGTGCTTATAGAAGCGATAGCGTTACACCTCTTGGGCCAAACAAAGTTCTTATTGAGTTTCGTGGATATGGTCTTAAAAAAGATACGCCTGAAGAGCGCCAAACTCGCATAAAGCATCACAATTCTATATGGGGTCCATTTGGTAGAAATTTGCATGAGGATTTGATTGGTGTCGCAGGGCAGGGAACCACAATGAGAGAGGGGACCGAGCCTCGTAATATTCTGCATGGCAGGCATGAGAATGGTACAATACATGATGAAGTAGGAATGAGACACTACTATGCAGAGTGGAGCAAATGGATGGGTGTTGAAGCGAGCAATCCAAGGTTGGCTGCGTAAGATGTCTGAGGAAAAGAAAAAGCCTATTTCTATAGGTATTAATGAAAACAGCTTTGAGCTTGTTTTAAGAATATTGGGCAATGAGTTCATTGCAATCCGCATAGGGTCAACAAATTTTAGCGGTAAATTGATCGCTGGCAGCATATTGCTGTTGTTCTTTACATTCATGTTATTGGAGGTTTTTGGGTTATCTAGGATATTGGGCATTGAATAATGGCAACAAAGTTAAATGAAAATACTGAAGTTGCTCTGCCTCTTCGTAACATCATAAGCATGGTGGCTGCTGCTAGCGTGGCAACATGGGCTTACTTTGGTATCATAGAACGACTGAACCAGATAGAAACAAACATTACAATGATGGAGGCTGATTTAGGTCAAAATACAGAATTTCGCATTAAATGGCCGAGGGGTGAAATGGGCAGTTTGCCTGCGGATTCTGAGCAATTTATGCTGATTGAGCATCTGTCAAATCAGTTGGATGATTTGTCCACTCTAATAGACGAGGGGCGGGCGCCTTACGATCAGCAACAAAAGCTAACACTAGAGTTTTACGAGAAGAGACTTAGTGCATTAGAAGAGAATTTAGAGAAGATGAGAAATGGAAATCATTAAAACCATAACTCTCATATTATACATGGGCGGTGACGTAACTGAGCATACGGCATTTGAAAAGATATCTAAATGCCTAAAAGCTAAAAGAACCATAGAAAGGAACCTGTATAAGAAAAGCCAGACAGTGCGGTACTCCTGTGAAAACAAGACTGTGGAGGTATCTAAAAATGAAGACGGCTCTAATTATATAGTTCGTATAGTAGAATGATAGAGTTTGTTCTTGTGGTTTATATGGGTTCTAAAATAATTAATCAGACTCAAACTTTTGAAGACATAGATAGATGTTTATACTTCGCAGAAAGGCTTTCGGGACAGCCAGCTATGAAGAAAGACGATGAAGGGAGAACGGTCAAAATGATGGCGCTGTGCAAACCAGTGTCCAAGTAAGGAAATAAAATGATAGCAGAAACCTTAGCAGGAATTTCTTTGTTTAAAGCCGCTGTTGATGGGATCAAAGGAACCATAGGAACAGCCAAAGACGTTGGCGAAATAGCCGGGTTTCTTGATAAGCTGTTTGAGGGCGAAAGCCAAGTACAGCAACAAAGAAACAAAAGGTCTGGCGTTGGCGGTTTGGGCGATCAGTTTGGAGTGACAAATGTCGCCAGAGAGGTCATAGACGCAAAGCTAGCTAAGGAGCAAATGCAGGAAATAGCCGCTATGGTGGATATGCGCTTCGGTCACGGGACTTGGTCTAGCATAGTAGCTGAGAGAGCTAAACGCATACAGGAGGCCAAGCAGGCGGAAATTGAGAGACGAAAACAGGAAGCAATAAAGTATGCACAAATGCAGGAAACTATAGTTCATGGTATCGTGGCATTATTAGCGGCTGTGGCAATAGCGCTTGGTATTGCATCTATGATATACTTCGCATCAGGGAGTTAAGTTATGCCTTTGAAAAAATCGCAAAAAAGTTTGAAGTCTTGGACTAAACAAAAATGGAGAACAAAGAGTGGCAAGCCCTCCACGCAGGGACCGAAAGCAACCGGAGAGAGGTATTTACCGTCATCAGCTATTAAAGCCCTCTCACCTGCGGAATATGCGGCCACCACGCGCGCTAAAAGAAAAGGAACTAAGGCTGGTAAGCAGTTTGTCAAGCAGCCTAAAAATATACGAGCGAAAGTAAAGCCGCATAGAAAGGTCAAGTAATGCCTGTAGTAACACCTGATTTACCTGAGATATTTGAAGAGGCGTTTGAACGCGCTGGTCTTCAGATGCAAACAGGTTACGACCTAAAAACTGCGCGGCGTAGTTTAAACCTATTAACATTGGAATGGCAAAATCGTGGACTTAATCTCTGGACTATCGACTCTGGCACACAAGCTCTCACAGCAGGCACAGCGACTTATCAAATGCCTGCGGACACTATTGACCTCATTGAACACCAAGTTCGTACAGGCTCTGGGACAGAGCAAGTCGATACTAGCTTGGAGCGTATCAGCGTCTCAAGCTATGCTCAGCAAAGTTCTAAAAATCTGCAAGGACGGCCTTCTCAAATTTTTGTTGATCGTCAAGCAACGGCTGTCAATGTTACTTTGTGGCCTGTGCCGGATTCTAGCTCGTATACTTTATCGTATTTCCGCTTACGCGGAATCAATGGCATCTCGTCTGGAATAGGAACGACCGCTGATGTGCCGCCAAGGTTTGTGCCTTGTCTTGCGGCTGGCATGGCTTACTACATAGCCATGAAAAAACCCGAAGTGGCGGCGCGTGTGGCTCCGCTTAAACAAGAGTATGAGTTCCAGTTTGAACTGGCTGCGGGTGAAGACACCGACTCATCTTCAATGAAGTTCGTGCCATACGACACGTTTTACCTAGGAGGGTAATATGGAAAAGAAGAAAATGCCTCTTCCAAAGAAGAAGCCACGGCATGTAAGTCCAAAACATCCAATGAATACAGAGAAAACAAAGCCTTTGGGTCAAGCCGGAGGTGGTAAACTTAAAATGGTAGAGAAGGGTGGAAAAAAAGTCCCATTCTTTGCCGCAGATGGAGTAGGTAAAATGATGGGCGGTGGAATGATGAAGAAAAAGAGAACAGGCTCTAAGATGGAAAGACAGCCGGGCGGTTCTTTTGGGAAGCCGAAAGCGCCTTCTAAAGGAGGCATGGGGTATGCCAAAGGCGGCCCTGTAAAGGTTAAGTCAGGAGACACCCTGTCTCAGATTGCTAAATCAAAAGGAGTCACCTTAAAGGCTTTGCTTGGCGCTAACCCAAACATTAAAAATGCTAATCAAATTCGCGTTGGTCAGACTATTAAGATTCCCACTAATATGCCGGGGTCTAAGTCTTCTAATCCATATGCAGACATAAAGCGCGGTCAAATGGCTGACATGGATGTTAAGAACAAGTCAGAAAAGCGTCAGCGTAGAGCCACCCGCTCAATGCAGACACAGGTCAAACAAGGCGGTAGCAGAACTACACCAACGCCAAGCAGGGCAGCGGCCACTAAAGAAAGCAAGTCAGGACGCGAAGCAATGCTGGCTAAGGCCCGTAAGTTGCGTGATAGCAAAAAAGCTGCAAGTAAATTGCCAAAACAAGATACTGATCGCATTGCCTCGACACCCGCCTCCAAGCTTACTGAAACTCGCATGGCTAGGCTTGCTAAAACAAATAGAGCAAACCGTAGAATGGGTGGTGGCTCCATGAAAAAAGTACAGGGGTACAAATCTGGCGGTACTGTTCGTGGCGCTGGCGCTGCAACAAAAGGAACAGGCTTCAATAGGGCTGGATAATGAGTTTTGCTAAGGGCAAATATGCGTTTGGATACTGCGATAAAACTGGTTTTAGGTATGACCTAAAAGACCTCGTTGATGAGGTTAATAACGGCACTAAGACTGGTTTTAGAGTGGGGAAGGATGTGGTTGATCCAGATCATCCACAGAACTTCCTAGGCCGTATTCGTATATTTGACCCTCAGTCTTTACTTAACCCAAGACCAGAAAGGTTTACAGAGTCTGTAACAATAACATTCCCGACCTTTGATGTAGAAACATTGACCAGAATAAATGTGGGGTTTGGCGTTGGAAGAGCGGGTCAACTTGTAACAAATGGGATTGCTGGTCCTGTCGTTAACGTGTCTCTTACTGGGGTTTCTGGAACGGGCGCTGTAGGCTCTTTGACAACATCCGCCGTGACAAACTATACGGTTACAGTTGCATCTGGAACAAACTCATACGGGACTGGAAACAAATACTATGTTGCTGGCCTTTCAGGGGCTTCCCCAACTCTTACACTAAACGAAGGCTCTACATATAAGTTTGATCAGTCTGACGGCAGTAATTCAGGTCATCCATTTAGGTTTTCAACCACAGCAAATGGCACTCATGGCGGAGGCTCGCAATACACAACTGGCGTGACAACAAATGGAACTCCGGGGTCTTCTGGAGCTTATACACAGATCACAGTGGCAAGCGGAGCGCCTACATTGTATTATTACTGCACAAATCACAGTGGGATGGGTGGTCAGGCCAACACCCCGTAGGAGTATAAAATGGCAATATCGACAGCGATGTGTACAAGTTTCAAGAAAGAACTGCTTGAAGGGGTACATGACTTTACAACTGATACATTTAAGATTGCACTGTATAGCAGTAGCGCATCATTAGGAGCCGCTACAACGGCCTACAGCACCTCTAATGAGGTGTCAGGGACTGGATACTCTGCGGGCGGCGTAACGCTCAGCGTGGTGGCCCCAAGCACAGATGGTACTACAGGATTGGTTGATTTTGGCGATCCCTCTTGGTCAAACTCTACATTTTCAACAAGCGGCGCTCTAATATATAATTCCAGTAAATCTAACAAGGCTGTTGCTGTTTACTCATTTGGCTCTAATCAAAGCGTAACTTCAGCAACTTTTAATATAACGATGCCAGCAGCGGCAGCGGGAACTGCGATAGTCAGGATTAACTAATGTCTTATACTTATGCCGAGCTAAAGCAAGCTATAAAAGACTTTACAGAGAATGATGAAACAGGGTTTGTCACTAACTTACCTGTGTTTATTCGTGCGGCAGAAGACAGAATATTAGTTAATGTTGATTTAGAAAACTTCCGTAAGAACGCCACCTCAACACTTACTCAGAACAACGAGTATCTATCAACTCCCTCTGATTTCTTAGCCCCTTTTTCTTTGTTTATTAGCACTGCTGGCAAAGAGGGGTTCCTTCTTGAAAAAGACGTAAACTTTATGAGAGAGGCGTATCCAGACAGAACCACAACAGGAACGCCCAAATACTACGGTTTCTTTGACGCGACTGCGACAGCCGCAGCAGGTCAGGTTCAGGCAAACTTTATACTGAGTCCAACACCGGATCAAGCATACAGTGTGGAGCTTCATTATTACTACCGTCCAGCAAGCCTGACCGCTGGCGCAGACAACGAATATACATGGCTTAGCAAAAACGCTACTAATGCCCTTCTTTACGGTTCTCTAATAGAGGCGTATATTTACATGAAAGGTGAGCAGGATGTTATATCCATGTATGATGGGCGCTTCCAAGAAAGCCTATCAAGGTTAAAAGACCTCGCGGAAGCAAGAGAAAACGATGACGCATACAGGCAGGGTCTACCCACTAGGCCCCGTACATAAGGAGTAGAAGATGGCAACATCAAATGCGGCAACCACATATTTGGAAAGGCGAGTTCTTGACTTTTTGTTTAAGAATAATTCTCTTTCCTTTGCCACGCCGGGCAACAGCATATATGTAGGTTTGGCTACCGCAGTAACCAGTGCTGAAAATAGTGCATTTACGGAAGTAAATATTGTAACTCAAGATGCCAACTACACAAGGCAACAGGTAACGGCTGCTAACTGGAAGCAGTCAAACACCACACTTGCTGTCAATGCTGGCTCTTCTGATACAGAGATTATCTTAACAGACGCTGAGGCTTTACCATCAGCGGGCGATATTGTTATCAATCAAGAGATACTCACTTACACAGGTAAGGACGGAACAGCTACTGCTGATGCAAATGGAGCCGTTACCAGTTCGACTAACGTAGCTGTTGATGGAAACAGCGGAACTCTCACAGTTGGCATGGTTGTAACCGGAACCGGAATAACCGGAACAGTTCGTATTGCTACCGTGACTAACCAGAACAACATCGTACTATCATCAGCGGTCACAGTCGCAGACAACACCGCATTATCATTCACAGGTGTCAATACATTGACAGGAGTAACTAGAGGGCAAGACGGAACTTCTGCCGCTTCTCACACTGCTGGAGTCACCGTCATATGTGATTCTCAAAGAGTGATTAATGATGACAATATTGAGTTCTCTCCATCCAGTGGAGTGGCTACCTATACAGTTACTCATGCCTTTGTTGCAGATAAGAACTTTGCAAGAGCAACGGTAAACGGCGCTGTATCAAGTTCTGCAAACGTGACGCTAGATGGAAATAGTGGAACTATCGCTGTTGGTGACGTTGTTACCGGGACTGGGATAAGCGGTCTTGTCACGGTTCAGACTGTTACAAACCAGAACGCAATCGTTCTTAGTTCCGCTCAAAGCATTTCTGATAATGTCGTGTTAAAGTTTGACGGCAGCAACACATTGTTCCTAGGCGCTCTTGATGCATCTAAGGCTTTGGCTGTTGGCGATATATTCAGAATTAATGCAAGCAACCTAAGCATTGAGTTGAAGTAATGGCTCTTGTCATCAAAGATCGTGTCAAGGAAACCTCAACCACCACTGGCACTGGTACTTATACCTTAGCTGGTGCAATAACTGGGTTTGAGGCTTTTTCCGAAATAGGGAATGGCAACACCACCTATTATGGTTGTTCTGACGGCACGAACTTTGAGGTTGGCATTGGAACATATACCTTGTCTGGTACAACACTGGCTAGGACTACGATCTTAGAAAGCAGTAGCACAAAGATTACAGCACTCGTAAACGGCGCTGTGAGCGCCTCTACAGCCGTTACAGTTGATAATGTCTCTGGAGGTACTCTAACTGTGGGACAGCGCGTCAGAGGGACAGGAATCTCCGGCGTTGTGACTATTGCTACGGTGAATAGCCAGACAAGTATTGCTTTAAGTACAGCAGTCACTTTGGCAGATAATGTGTCGCTTACAATTGGTGATGAAAAGATAAGCTGGTCTTCAGGAACCAGAACAATATTCTGCACGTTGCCAGCAGAAAAAATGATCTTTAACGATGCTAGTGGTAATGCAGTAAACTTCACGGAACAAGACCCAAATGCGCTAGCATTTGCGATAGCGTTAGGATAGGAAAATGGCAAACGCATTTAAGACATTTACTGACACGGCTGTGGGAACCTCAAACGCAGATGTTTACACTTGTCCATCTGCAACAGAAACAACAATAATCGGATTGAATGTTGCTAACATACTTACAGTATCCATTACGGTTAATGTGCAGTTAATAAACAATGACGGTGATAATGTACATATTGTAAAGAGCGCTATAGTTCCTGTTGGAAGTAGTTTGGTGGCTGTTGGCGGCGACCAGAAAATTGTTATGAATGCATCAGACATTCTCAGAGTAACAGCAAGTCAGGCAAGCGCCGCTGATGTAACGGTGTCTGTACTGGAGATTACCTAATGGCACTCGGTACTATTGACACTAACCAGATTGCAAGCGAAGCAGTCACTGTACCAAAGGTGACTGACCAAGTTTTGACTAACAGAAACCTTGTAAAAAATGGGGCAATGATTGTCGCTCAAAGAGCAACATCGTCCACGGGGTTGGGTGCTGCAAATGGTTATTTTACAGTTGACCGAATGAGGATGGCTATAGGAGATGCAAGTGCTGGTCGGTTTACAATGGCACAAACAGCCGTAACTGACCTTTCTGGATTTTCTAAAAGTGTAAAAATTTCATGCACTACAGCAGATACTAGCATTGCCGCTGGTGAAAGACTTGTATTAAATTATCGCTTTGAAGGGCAAGACTTGCAAAGTCTAAAGTCAAGCAGCACAACTACAAAAGCCTTTACCATTTCTTTTTATGCTAGAGCAAATGCTGCTTTTAACCTTTGCAGTGAATGGATATTTGGAAACGGAACTAATAGACAAGCCAATCAAATAAATGCTCTTACTACTAATTGGCAAAGATTTACTATGTCAATTCCAGCCGCAACAGGCACTCAGATTGATGATGTTAATACGCACGATACAGATTTAATGTTTTGGATGCACGCTGGCTCCACCTACACAACTGGCAGCACTAGCACAACTTTAAGGCCAAATGTTACTGCTAATAGGGCGGTTGGTGTTAGCAGTATTTTTGCTTCAACAAGCAACTTTGTTGAGATTACTGGTATTCAGGTTGAAATCGGAGATGTAGCCACGCCGTTTGAGCATGAAGACTACGGAACTACGTTACACAAGTGTCAGCGGTACTTTCAAGAGTATATTAGCTATAAACTGTATTTTAACGGTACTAATGAACCATCTTCAGAAATAGGTAACAGCAGACTTTTACCAGTAGTACTGAGGGGGCTTCCCGTTATAGGAAATAAATCTTCTACACACGGGTCAGCAGGTGCTTTCTCAGCTAACACTCATTCAATACGATATTTAACCGTCAGTAGTCACGGTAGTGGCGGCTTTGATGTTGGGTTTGATTTGGATGCGGAGTTATAGAAATGAATATTACTAAAGCAAAATATTATAGTAGTAAAAAAGATGTTATTGAAGCAGTGATTGATGGTAAGTCATTAGATGTACCGACAGATGACATTGGTAACAGACACTACGCAGAAATTGTTAAACAACAAAAAGATGGCACTCTAACAATAGAGGATGCAGATTAATGGCATATCTTGGGCCACCACCATCACAGAAACTAGCAACTCCCACTAGCCAGTATTTCAGTGGGAACGGGTCTGCTACGGCCTTTACATTAAACCGCCCGGTTAATGTGGCTGAAGACCTGAACGTGTTTGTGAATAACGTGGCTCAACAGCCGGGTTCTGGAAAGTCCTACACTGCCACTGGAACCACATTAACATTTGATGCAGCGCCCGCTGCTGGTACAAACAATGTATACGTTGTCTACCGAGGTTTGGCAGAGCCAACAACAAGACTAGAGCATCCTTCTGGCCAGCCTCTTGCTGCCACTACTGGTACGTTTAGTGGTGATTTAACCGTTGACACTACCACTCTTAAAGTTGACAGCACGAATAATCGGGTTGGCATTGGTACTGCAAGTCCTCTATCAGATTTACATCAAGACATTGCTCTTAGTGATAGAGAGGGTCATCACTTATACTATGGAACGGATGCGAAGGCGGCTTTTACAGTATTACCAAATACTGGTGAAATAAGAGTTGGTGCAGCTACTACTGGGACTAGCGGCAATTATTATACAGAAATTATGTCCAGAAACGGAAGTAATTTAGTTACATCATTAAAAACTGATACTTATGGCCGTGTCACGATGCCTAATCAACCATTGTTCGTTGCAACGTCACCTATTGTCGGTACTAGCGGCGCATCACCTGATGGGGGAAGTGTTTATTATAAAAGATGGAATAGTGTTTTATTTAACATAGGAAGTGACTTTAATAATGCCTCTGGCGGCGGGGTTTTTACAGCCCCTGTTGCTGGTAGATATTATATATTAATGAAAGCTGGTCACAAAGTAACTTACGGTGCGTGGTGTGGTATGTATATTTATAAAAACAACTCATCGGTAGTCAGCTTTTGGGACCAGCCAGACGCATCTTCCAATGGCACTTACAACTCAAACAACGCAAACATAATATTAAGCCTCGCTGCGAATGACACTTGCGGGGTGGGTTATCACACCACCTATTCTGACCTTTCGGCTAATTCTAACAACTTCATTAGCATTGGGCTTCTGCATTAAAAGGATAAACACATGCCTTCAATCACGATAGAATTAACAGACACTCAGTATAAGAGCTTAGAGTATGTCACCCCAACTGTTCAAGTGTGGGCTGATAATGCACTTCATAACCGCGCTCGTCTTGGTCAGGAAGAAATCGTTGCCGCGTTAGTAGCACACTGTAACGAGAATGATATTGCTATTGCAACAGGCGCAGATGCACAAGTGACACAAGCCTTTGAGTTAGGTGTTGTTAAGACAGCAGCAAAACGAAACGAAGAAGCAATGGCTAGTAGCTTACCGGAGTAATTAGATGCCTATATCTAAAATATTATCAGGCTCCTTAGATAGCGGTAAAGTGCTGCAAATTAAACACGCTCAGAAAACTGACACTGCTACAGTTGCGCTTTCAGCAAATACAGACACAGTTATTCACACGGACTTGCAAGTTACAATAACGCCAACCAGTACAAACAGTATAATTAAACTCGAAGGGCAGATTTTTGGTGAACATGGTGTGGCGACTGAAAACTATAATAACACGGTTTTCTTTTACAGAGACACCACAAAACTTGCATCACCTAGTGCGGGTAGTAGAAACGCTGGTGTAGCAACTATGACAAGAACATACACTACTGATAACGCAGATAGCACACCAGAGTTTGCTTATTATGCTTATTTTGATTCACCTTCTTCTACATCAGCAATAACTTATAAACTCGGAATTAAGGTTTCTGCTGCTGAAACATTTTATATTAATCGGACGGTGGGCGATGTTAACAACCAGTACTACGAAAGAGGCACATCATTTATTAGTGCAACAGAAATAGCGGGATAAAATGGCATACATAGGCATAGACCCAAACGTAGGTGACATAACATTCCAGAAGTTTACTGGAACAGGGAGCGCCACTGCCTTCACTCTGGCTCAGTCCGTTGTGAGCGGTGAAGCTATTGTTGTAACCATAGGAAACGTGGTTCAGGAGCCGGGGGTCAGCGCAGCTTATACAGCGCAGGCGAACACACTTACATTCTCCGCAGCCCCTGCAAACGGTGACATCATTACTGTGCGCTACTTTGGTCGCGCCGTAGATCAACCGACCAGTTACGCCATGCAGCTATTCAAGTATGTGGCTACAGCAAGTCAGACTGCATTTACTGGTGCAGACAGCACTGGCGCTATACTGGCGATTAGCGGCAATGACGTAGACGTTTATCTGAACGGTGTGCATCTGGATAGCTCAGATTTCACAGCTAGTGGTGGGGACACAATAACGCTAGGAACAGGCGCGGCTTTAAACGATGAGTTAGTCATTAGAGCCTATCGCGCATTCAGCGTAACTGATACAGTGAGTAAGGCTTCTGGGGGTACATTTGCTGGGGGGATAACAGCGCCGCAGTTCCAGACAACAAACACAACGGTCGATACGGCTGTGTTCCGCACAAACGGTCAGAGCGTTACAGACGACACAACAATAGGGTCAACCAAGAATGCCTTGGCGATTGGCCCTCTAACAATAGGTTCGTCCACTACGATTACGGTGAACGGCAACTTAACAATACTGTGAGGCATAGATGGCTTCCATAATAAATGTAGATGAGATTCAAGGTGCAACCGCAGCCGCAAATGTTAAGTTGCCTGCTGGTTGTATATTACAAGTTTTGAGTACAACTAAAACTGACACCTTTAGTACAACTAGTGTTGGCCCGATAGACATTACTGGATTATCGGTATCAATTGCACCAAAATACGCAACTAGTAAAGTTTTAATAATGTTTGATGTAAGTATTGTTGGTTATGATTCAGGCACTGGTATACGATTATTAAGAGGTTCTACTACACTTGCATTAGGTGATGCCTCTGGTAGTAGGGCGAGAATGACTGCAATTGGTCCATATTCAAATGGCACAAGTCCATCAGCATACAGTGCTACCCCTACAAGTATGTCTTTTTTAGATTCGCCTGCTACAACAAGTGCAACGACTTATAAATTACAAGCACAGTGCTTGAGTACTAATGGTATAGTAGTGAATATGACACGATATGATACAGATAACGGGAATGCTTCCAGAGGTGCCTCAACAATCACAGTCATGGAGATTGCACAATGAGTAAGCTCTTTGTGGATGACATTGTTGAGAAGACCAGCAACCACGGTGTGGTTATACCGGGGCATGTGGTCAATGTGACAAGAGTACAAAACACAGGCATCAACACAACTCTTGCTAGTGACACCTATACAAATTTCTTTACTTTTAGCTTAACAGCGACTGCTGGGAATATAGTTTATGTTTCTTCATCAGTTCCAACCAGAGGTGGGGGAAGTGGGTATCAACTTGCAGTGTTGAGAATACTAGCCGGAGGGACATCTGTTTGGGGTAGTGGTTATAACGGAGATAACAATTCTTCGGCCTCAGAAGAGCCGCTGACAGATATTCCTGTTGCTGGTTCGTGGGTTTGGACAGGGACAGGAAGCAATGCTCAAACTATATCTGTGCAAGGATACACCTATCAGTCAACTACTAAATCCTTCGGTACTCATAGCCAATTAGCCTCAACAACCACACCTGTATTTACGTTTATGGAGATTGCACAATGACGAGCATATTGAAAGTCTCCGAAATCCAAGACCCGACTAACGGGAATAGTGCGCTGACGGTTGATACCAGTGGTCGTGTTCTTCAGCCAGCAAGACCAATTTTCTATGCTACTGCTGATAACACTATAAGCATGACAAACAGCTATGCCAAAACCACGTCATTTAGTAATGTTATTGTAAATGTCGGTGGTCATTACAACAATTCAACAAGCAGATTTACCGTTCCTATTACAGGAGTTTATAATTTTGGTATTGCTTCCATCGGCAATGCCACTGCTACTGTGTACAGGTTTAGACCTTATAAAAACGGAAGTACCCTTAATAATTTTGAGTTAAGAGTAAATACAGAAGGTGGTGCTTATGGCACAAATGGTGAATTTTGTTTTGTCGCGCCTTTAAACGCCAGTGATTACATTGAAATTTATGTAATGTCTGACAATGGTACAGATGCGTATGCAGACTCAGCATTTAGATACACTTATTTCCGTGGTCATTTAGTAGGATAGGAGAAGAAAATGAGCATATCACAAGCACTCACAGAACTAGGCATCAACGAATGGGTGCTTCGTGGTGAGCCAACAACGGAGGCTGAATTTGGCGAGATGTTCCGTAAAATTACGGGCGCTGACGAAAATGGTTCGGCTATTGAGAGCAGCAAGCCATCTGACTGGGGTACAACTTGGTCAGCGGTCAAGGCAAAGGCTGACGAGCTAAAGGCAGCAGAGCCTATGAAGTTGCTACGCGAAGAGCGCGACAGCCGCCTTGCAGTCACAGACTGGTGGGCATCTAGCGACCTTACAATAAGCGATGAGCGTAAAGCGTACCGTCAGGAACTGCGTGACATTACCAAGAGCGCTACCAGCCTTGATGATGTTAAGTGGCCTACTAAGCCGGAGTAAGAGATGAGCCGTGCAAGAGAAATAGCTGATCTAGGTTCCCCGGCAGCAAGCGGATTGTCGAACAAGAACATAATCATCAATGGCGCAGCAACAGTTCATCAGCGGGGAAACCAAGCAACTACAAACGGTGGTTTCGTATATTTTGTAGACCGTTTTAATGTTTTTCATAATTGTGCTTCAGCAGTAGCTAATCTGCAACAATCTACCGTTGTTCCTTCTGGGCAAGGTTTTGGAAATAGTATGTTGATTGATGTTACAACAGCAGACACTTCAATTGCTTCAGGTGAAGTAGCAGTATTGCGTCAAGTTATTGAAGGGCAAAACTTACAAAGATTATCTTATGGGACATCTAGTGCAAAAAGTTTGACTATATCTTTTTGGGTTCGTTCAACGAAAACAGGGACGTATACTCTTGAAATTTATCATAATGCTACTCAAGCTAGGAATCAAAACCATCCTTACACAATCAGCCAAGCAGATACTTGGGAATATAAGAGTATTACGTTTTCGGGCGACACATCTGCAACAATTGATAATGACAATCAAGCCACTTTTTATGTTCAGTGGGCATTGGCAGCAGGGTCAGATTATACAAGCGGCACACAACAAACTACTTGGGCAAATTTTACAAATGCAAATAGGTTCGCTGGACAAGTAAATTTCTTTGATAGCACAAGTAATAATTTTTATCTTACTGGCGTACAAATGGAAGTCGGAGAAGTAGCCACGCCGTTTGAGCATGAGGACATAGGAACTACGTTAGCTAAGTGTCAGCGATACTTTCATCGTTTTCAATCTGACACCAATTACGATGCTTTTGCTCCTGCTTACTGGCTTGTTACAACTCAAGTTTATTCTATGTATGAGTTCCCTGTTACCATGAGGGACCAGCCAGCTATGACGGTCAGTTCATTTA